GTACCAGTTGCATGTACTTATGTATTCTTCAGGCATAAATGTCTCCTTGTTCTGTTCTGATTGCTACTCCGTCTTTCCACATAACTTGTGGGAATAGCTTGAATATGTTTCCTAATGCATTGAATGTGTGGTAGCAGTTATCGCTGCTGTAGAACGTTGTTATTGCTGTAGTTTTTTCGTTGTCATCCGATGTAATAGTCATTGTCATGACTCGTCCATTGGCTGTTATTTCTGTAACTTTTCCGTACATGTACTTCCTTTCCGTTGTTGTGGTCATTTCCAACGCCCGAGGCACGAGGCGTTGGAAATGGACACAAACATTGTGAGTTTCCATCCGAACTGCTCGAAGGCCCCCATCCGAGAAATCTTCAACGGGGTGTCGGTAATGTTTTGACCTGGTGTTGACGATTTCGACTTGTCGAAATGAGTAGGCAAGGGCAATTTCGCTTGCGAAATAATGCGTAGCATGGTGCTCCTTGCGTTGGGGGTGAACCCACTCTCTCGAAGAGAGAGTGGGTTCGGTGTTTGCTTGGGTGTCAAGCGGATACTGACGAGCCAATCTTTCGTACTGGGTCTTGGACTTGAACATTCTCAAGGTTCAGTACTACTTGAAGGCGTGGAAAGGCGTGTTCACGAACCTCGCCTGTCTGCTTGTCTGTCCATGTGTACTCAATCTCGTACTCATTGCCCTCAGGGTTGATTGCTACCGTAGGTAGTTGTGTCAAGCCAAGTTGAGTACCTCGTGAGATACCGCCAAGTTGTGCGATGGCAGAGTCCAGCAAGAATGTCTCAAACTGGATTCCCTGGCTGTTCGTGTAGAAACGAACATAAGCGCCCTTGGCTGTCTTGTTGATGTTGATTACCGCAAGGGTAATAACAACGACTGGTTCGATGACGGTCGTGGCTGAAGCCTTCGCCGTCTTGGTCTTTGTTGATGTGGTCATGATGACCTTTCTGTGGCTATAACGCCACTTTGTTTTTTTTTGTTTATTTCTGTATTCGTGTGGGGTGTTTCCCTTGCCCCACGCACCAGCGGGGGCAAGGGAAACCTTGTTATTTGACTGATACCCATCTTGGTGGGTAACTGACTTTCCAGGTTGGAAGGCCGTCTGTATTTTCCTGAGGATATCTATCCTCGGTGTAGTCATCGTCTTGCTCGTAACTTGGCAAGGCAATGTCTCCATCGTGATTTATGAGGAAAGAATTGTCTCTCTCCATGTCCTTACGATGAAGCCTTATCTCCTCGTCATCGTCTTCGTCTAAACCATCAAGAATTTCCTGATGCTTTAGCGAAGTGCCGAGGTAGAACTTGTTGGGATTCACGGAAACCCAACGGGGTTCTGTCATGTTATTCTCCTGTCTGTTCGGGGTGCGTTGCTTGGGTCGCACGAAGGAGACCCAAGCAACACGCCACTTGTGATTAGAGTTGTGCTACCCACATGTTGGACATGAAGGATATGACAACATAGCCAATAAACATAAAGGCTAGGAATGTGATGATGGTCAGCTGTAAGTCGCTGACACGCTTCGATGGCGTCAGCCAGCGAAGCAGGATTTTTTCAATTTTTTTCATACACGGATTAGTGGGCGTGTTGTACCAGCGACCACTACCTCGTCTATGTTTTTGATAATGATGTTCCAAGTTGCGCACAAGTCTGATGCTTGTTGTTCGCTTAGACACTCCATATCAACTACTTTGCTGTCGCTTGAGTCACCGTTTGGTGAACTTAGCCACAATTGAACCCATTTTCCGTTCTGGACGGACGCTACGGGTAAGCCCTTCATAACTACCTACTTTCGTTGTTGTGTATATCTACCCAAGGTGGGTAATTGGACGCACGAGACAGTGGATTATCCCGTGCGCCCTCAACTAACCTTGTTTAGTCCTCCTGTTCGCCAGACAACCACGGCATATTACCAACGAGGAACTCGTTGATAATTGCTGTGACTTGCTCCGTCGTGCCGTCGAAGACGGCTTGTAGGTCGTCCTGAAGCTTGTCCAACGCAATCTTGTTGTGATGAACCTTGATGAGCTCGTCGTCATCAACCTCGGACAAGGTTGTATACAACTCCTCAAAGTCTGGGTCTATCATGATAATTTCCTTTCGTTTGTTTTTTTGGAACTTGCTGTGCTACAACTTCTAGCCTTGCCAACTTATTTGTTGGCAAGGCGTAGAAGGATGTCACCATGGCAGGCTTTCGGGGCGCAATAGCACACCAAACCCTTCCCTTTCAATTCACCTAGTTGCGCAAGCAACTCTGGTGAATTCAAGAGGTATTGCTCAAATTGAGCAATAACTCGCTCTCTATCTCGTTCACCATTCATGGTGAACGGGTTGCCCCATTTACTGGGGCGACCTATGTACACGGTGGCAACGCCATCGGGTACATTTCCCTTTCGGTATACCTTCATAATTTCCTTTCGTTAGGTGTCACGGAGTGCCCACGGAATTGTGAGCACTCCGATATTCGTTATTCGCAGTCGCAGATTGAGCAGGGCTCGCTGGTTTCCGCTATGAACTCGATGTCCAACAACTCAAGCGCCTCGTCGTTGGTTAGAGGCATGTGTCTGTCGCACAGGTTGTTGTAACCTCCAAGTTCCTGGCTGTAATAAGTGTTTACTCCCATGGGTTTTCCCTTCTGTTAGCAAAGAGGAAGATGTCCTCCCGTAGCCACGAAGTTATTTCTTGGCTCAAATGGGTTGCCAAGAAATAACGATTTTGTTTGGGGGTTGACCTGGTGTTTGGGGTTCGGGCGCGGTTCGCTAGGGCAACTAACGAGGCGGTTGCGAGTTAGTTGCTTAGCGCCCGTGGCATAGGGTCGCACGCTCGAGGGGGGTTATCCGAATCTCGTACACGAGAGGCCCCTTGTCTTAGTCTCGAGGGGGCGCATGGCACTTAGGCTATGCGTAGCAAGGCGAAGCATGCCTAAGCACACACGGGGGGGTGTGGGGGGGGTACGGGTACTGTGTAGTAGGGATGGTATCTGCTCAGGGCGAGAGCGTTACTACAAAAAGATAGGGGTGTACCTTTCGAATAGGGTACCTTAATCAAAAATAATATGAGAACTATCTGTAGTTTTTGGTCTTCTGTGCAATCTTGGGTGGCTGTTTAACGAATTGCTTGCCTGCTTTGTTGCCTTTGGACTTAGCTTTGTTTGTGGCTGCTTTTTCTGCAGGAGTTAAAGCATTCCAAGCGGCTTCTGGAAGATAACGTTTTTTACCTTTGGACGGTTTTCCGTCAGATGTCTTCCATTTTTGGTTTGTCCAGCTTTTTAGGGACCGTTGGGATTTGGCTAGTGCCATTACTTGTAGCCTCCGCCAGCCTTTTTGTATTGGGTGGCTAGTAGTTGGGCTTTGCGGGCTGACCATTCACCTGGGTCTCCACCCTTGGAACCTGCCTTAATCTTATTAAACAGATTTTTGCGCATTCCAGGCTTGGTGTAGTTACCAGCAGCGTTGACTTTAGATTTGGTTTTTTTAGCAGCCATTAGGAGCCTTTAATCCATTTTTGATTTTTGGGTTGGGATGTTTTTGACGGAGACCATTTTACTTTGTCTGCCCAATATGCAGCACTTAACGGCCCTTTAGCAATGTTCTTGGAGTGGCGAGATTTGAAGGCTTCTCGCTGTCCTGCAGTCTGGTTGGTTTTGACACCTTGCTGACCAAAGCGAATAGTTTTCACTTGACCAGCAGATTTAGCCACAACAATGTGAGACTTTGTTGGGTGTCCTGGAGTTGCTTTAGGCTGGTTGAAGCCGGCTACGCCAGCTCTGGTCAATCGAGGGTCTTTTTTGCTTGTTGCCATTATCGTTTCTCAATTCTGTGCTACAGCAATCACCGCAGGTGATTGCGTATCTCTTACTAGGGGCAGTTTGTTCCGCTCTTGGGTCGCTATCAGGGTTCCGCTCCCCCCTGCTACTGTTACATTAGTTCGTTACCTAGCATAGAGTGGTTGCACATTCACTGAGAGTAGTGTAACGAATTGCTTTAGTTGTATGAAATCACGAAGAGCAGAACCACTCCCAAACCCTAAACGAGATGGGAAATCAGGGGCAAAAATTTCAACTGATTTGCCTAGGCGACCAAAAGGTCCGCCCAGGAACAAGAAACCAAAAATTAAACCTTACGGTCAATGAAACAAAACGAGGAACTTACTCTTTCTGCTCCTCAGCAGAGGTACCTGGATTGGTTGTGCACCGCTCCGTCGGAGCGTGTGCCAGCTTCTAAAGCCAAGTATGCGGTAGAGCACGCTGTTGATATATCAACGTTGCGTCGCTGGGAGAAGAAGGAAGTTTTTCGTTCCCAGTGGAAGCAGCAGGTTGATGAGTTTCAGGGTTCTCCTGAGCGCACACAGCGTTTGCTGGACAACTTGTACAACAAGGCTCTGGAAGGTGATACTAAATCTGCTGAATTGTATTTGAAGGCTACGAATCGGATGGCACCGCCCTCCGTAACGATTAGCTCTAATAAGAAAGCGACGGAACTTACCGACGCTGAGTTGGACTCTTTGATTGCAGCTGTGGCGGAGCGTGAGAAGGCAAGTCGTTCACAGTTGAAGGTAGTCGTTTGATTTTGGAAGAATGCACCACCTGTGGCGAGGAGTACCCTCCAAGGTTGACCAACTGGGTTTGTCCAACGTGCGGTATCGATTACGGCATCAAGGTCTACGATTTGAAATGGGAGGACGATGACAACAACTAACGATGCGATGTTTGAGGCCCTTTCTGTTGCATACCCAGATTCAGGTCAAACTCTCGGTGACTTGTTGTATGCGTTCTGGTCTGAAAAGGGTTTAGAGTACCGTGGAACCTTGGAGTATCAGTTTTATGTCGACGAGGGTGCTACAGGCACAACCTTGGGCGACTTGGCCAATAGTTACTTTGTGGACATCTTTCCAATTCAGTTTGACATTGAGAACTTTGATTACGATGACTTTGATGAGTGGCTAGAACTACAGGTATTTAACCGTTACGATACGGTTGAGCAAGATATATTTAGTATTTAGGTAACGACTTAGGAGAACATATATGGCAACTTTTAGCAAATCAATCCTCAGCGGTTCAACCGATGGCAAGCAAATCAAGGTCGCTGCAACAGCGACTGCAGGTACGCTCATCCACACTGGTTCAACCACACCTGCAACCCTTCATGAAGTTTGGATTTACGCTGTAAACTCTGACACAACTGACAGGAAGTTGACAATTGAGTGGGGTGGCGTTGCTTCTCCAGATGACCTTATTGAATACACGGTAAAAGCAGAAAACGGTTTATACCTAATTATCCCAGGTCTTATCTTGAAGGGTAACGCTACAGCATTAGTTGTTCGTGCATTCGCTGCTACCGCTAACGTTATTTCCATCAGCGGGTACGTCAACGTAATTGCATAAGGGGTACTAAGTGCCTACTTTTTCTCGGAACACTAGTGGTGGTACATCGATTAGCGGTGGTGCTTTGGCACCACGCAGTCGCCGTGGAAACACCTTGCAGGCTGATGGCTATTGGCGTGGCGGTGGTGCATTACCTATTGTTTTCCAATATTTAGTTATTGGTGGCGGCAACGGAGGCAGCGATAGTGGCGGCGGTAACGCTGGTGGTTACCGAACCAATGTTACTGGTGCAACAAACGGATATGGTGCTTCCTTAGAAGCACCTTTGGAACTTGGTGCAGGAACATACACTGTGATTGTTGGTGCTGGAGGCGGTGCTGCAAACGGTGCTGGTGGAACAAGCACATTTGCAACCATCACTACTGCTGCATCGGGTGGTCTTGGCGGTACTGGTGCTGGTGGTGCGGGAAACGGTGGTGCTGGATTAAGTAACGATATTACTGGTACAGCAGTCATGCGTGGTGGCGGTGGTTCAGCAGGTGGAGACTACACTAACGGTAACGCAGGTATTGACGGCGGTGGTGGTGGTGCCATCTATATCAACGACTATTATGGTTACGGTTATGCAAGAAGTACTCCAGCAGCAAACAAAGGCGGCGGTGGCGGTGGTGGATACTTCGGCAACTATGGTCAGGCTGGTGGTTCTGGCGTTGTTATTGTTCGTTATTTAACGGCTGCTGCCTCTAGTGCTGGATATACAATTACTGGTGGAACAAAAACTGTTGGACCAAGTGGTGCCACAACATACACTGTTCACGAGTTTACAAGCACAGGTACTACTAGTTTGGTGGTTGCGTAATGGCTCATTTTGCTCAAATAGATGAAAACAATATTGTTGTTCAAGTTATTGTGGTTGCTGATGAACACGAAACAAATGGTTCGGAATGGTGTCATAACCTGTTGGGTGGAACTTGGATTCAAACGAGTTACAACAACAACATTCGCAAGAATTATGCAGCAATAGGTTGCGCATACGACCCTGTTCGTGATGAGTTTGTTACATCACAACCACACGCATCATGGTCACTGGACAGTAACAACGATTGGCAAGCACCAACACCTAAACCTGAAGGTGATTATCGCTGGGATGAAAGCACATTGTCTTGGGTAGAGTTTCCTCCACCTCCTCCCGTTGGCTGATATTCCTACCCAGCGTTGTCCTCGCCTTATTTAGCACAGTCTCTAATGCTGAAGCAGATGTTCTAGGTAACTGGACCTACAGCCAATCTGCAGCCTGTGGAGGCTCAGTTGAAGTTGTGGACAATGTTATTACGCTGCATGGCCCAGACCAGAACGGCTGCTCTGGCGCAGCACATTGGGTAAAGATTGAAACAACCATCCCTGCTGATGTAAACACGGTTGACTTTAGTTGGTCGTATCAAACAACTGATGGCTGGGTCTACGACCCGCCACAATACGGAATCAACGGCGTTTACACGTTGATTACACAACAAAACAATGCATCAGGAACTAAGTCTGTGTCTGTAAATG